ACACCAATCTACAATATAAGGATAAAGTCCTGCATAGATTTGACCTGTAGCATAACTGAATAGTCTAATTTTGCCATCCCAAACTCTACTACGATATTGAGGCATAAACTTAAAACCAGGTACTTCAAATGTAAAGTATTCTCCAAGTTCTCGTCTTATATCTGCGTCTGCCTCTATTTTTAAATAGACTTCGTTCTTCTTATCTATGATGAGGTAACGTGTTGTGGTCATTTTTAGATAGCGCCACTAGTAAACTTTCTCCAGTCTATAGCGTTCTTTATTGTAAAAGTTCTATTAGAAATTTGTCTAATAGTTCTATCTAAAAAATCAATTACTGTTTCTAAGTATTTAACTTTTTGAGTTGCTTTTTGTATTTCTTCGTCTGCTTCAATATACTTGTCAACGTCTTGTTTTAAAATTTTTAGATTAAAAGGTTTTTGTTGATATACTTGTGGGTCTGATTTACCTGTATAATATTCCCATTTAAATAATCGTATTGTTCTTAAATCATCTTCAGCACGTGTTAATAACAACTTAAACTTTGTTAAGTGTTTCATATACTTGTTATGTAACTGAGGAGTTTTCAAAGACTCTAAATCTAATTCAGTATCGTTAATCTTTAGGTCTTTTTCTGCTAGTTCTTGTATTTGTTCTAAATCCATAATATATCCATTATATCATAAAACACTCAAAAAATCAAGTTTTTAAGTTGTTGTTATGCTTGTTCTACTTGCGTTTGTATTTGCAAAGTCGTATAATTTGTAATCAAATGTTACAGTTGCCGTTAAATAATCTGTATCAGTTGCTTGTTGTGAGTATTGTAGTCCAGATAAAGACAAAGGAAATATATCACTAAATCTTACTTCTACTACAGCATTGTTTTTACTTGTTAATATTGTTAGTGTTGCGTCTGAAAATAGACCACCTGTACTAGGGGCAGCAAACTTTGATCGTCCTGCGTCACCTAATACACTATTTTTTGATGTAGGAAATCTATCTGTACCAGAATCTAATAAATTTTTAAACTCTTGGTATCCTCCTGGAAATCCTAATCCTCTTAACCAACCGTGTATCTCTTGGTAGTTTTCTAAATTTTCATCTACTAAAAATGTTAATGATAATCTATCATAAGTTAACTTTTCACCAGGCATTGGTATATCTCTAAATGGTGTAGGTTGAACATAGTTATCTGCTATTGATACACCAGGTAAATTTACCGCTGTACAAAAGTATTCTACTTTAGGTAATTTAAGTACATTAAACTTAAACTTAGTAGGATCTGCATAATCCAATTTAGTAGGCTGTCTATTGTAACTATTTGTAGTAGTCATAATATTATTTATATACTATTTAGGAAGTGTTCCTGATTCACCTAGTTTCTCTAATGCTTTAATAACTGTGTTTATGTTTTCTGATTTTTTACAAGGTTTTTCTTCGGTAGATTCTTGTAATTCTTCACACACAGGTATTGTTTTATTATCTACTGGTTTAACTTGTTCTTGTTCACAAGCATTTGCCCAAGTAAATACAATAAGCATCATTAAAATTATAATGAATATGTATAGGTATTGAATTAAAACTTTTTTCATATGTTTATTTAGTGCATAAAAAAAGGGCGACTTGTTTAGAGCCGCCCTTTTAAGATTGTCAAACAACAATCAACCAAATTACATTATGTTAGCAACTTGTACTTTTTGGTAGTATCTATTACTGTTTGCTGAACCAGCATTGTTAACAGCAGTAGCAGCACCTGATAGAGCACCTGTTTCTGCAAATGGGTTTGCAACTAGACCATATCTAGTTTTGAAACCGATTTTTGGTTGGAAAGTGTCTTGTCCAACTGCTCTCACCATTTGTAGTGGCACGTATGGGCAGTAGAATATACCAGCGTCATAAGGTGAAGTACCTTTGTAACCAACTACGTAGTATTGTTTCGCAGATGAGTTTGCTGAGTATGGATCAATGTACACTTTGTATCTTCCGTTTAATGTACCAGCAAAAGTATTACCAGTGTCATCAACGTTTAGATTGTTGTTTAATGCAGGAGTGTAATCTAAAACACCAGCCATTTGAAGCGCACTAGCAACGTCAGCAGAACAGATAATGATGTTACCTTTTCCTCTTCTTGTTCTTTGTGCAATTCTATTAGCATCTCTCTCTAATTGGAACATTAATCCTTTGAATCTCTCAACTGACCATCTTCCGTTTGAGTCTGTGTCTAAATCAAAGATACCAGCTGTAGTTGTGTTAACAGCAGCACCTTTTTCTGCATTGATGTAAATTGTTCTTACAACTTCTCTATTGATTTCAGCAAGAATTTCAGCAGATAGAATATTTGCTAATTCTGTTTCTGCGTCTAAACCGTGGATTGCTTTTAAGTCTTGAGCAAGTTCCATAGTGTATTCTGCTTTTAGAGCTCTACTTCTTGCAGTTACAGTTGATTTCTCAATTGAGAAAGCCATTTCTGCAAACTGATTGCCAGAAGCGTCACCTAACGCCTCAGCAGTAGCAGTAGTCATTGCTTCACCTTTAGTGTAAGTACCTGGAGCAGCGTCGTTTAATACAGCAGGATTAGTTCCTGATTGACCACCAGCAGTTTGACCTGAAGTTGAATCACCAGCAGCGTTTCTTGCTGAATAGTCTGTATCTGCTTCATCAAATAAAGCTTCATCACCTGTTTGTGAAGTGTATCTACTTCTCATTGCAAAGATAAGTCCAGTTGGACCAGTCATTGGTTGTACACCAGCGATATCGTATGCGATAAGATTAGGCATTGCTCTTCTTACTAATGAGATCAAAATTGGATCCCAGTTAGCAACTGCACTACCTGTAGAGTTAGTAGGAGCAGCTTCGTTTAAGAAAGCAGCGTCCTCTTTCATAGCTCTCTCTTGGTTTTCCAAGATAGTAGCTGTAACGGCACGTCTGTAAGAATTCCCGATCTTTGGAAGTTCAGGATGTTCTAGGACAGGCTGCCATTTTTTTTCGTATTGTTCTGATAAATACATTTGTTTTTATCTCCCTTTATTACTTCGACAACTTAATGTCTTTTGTTTTACTTATAGCGGCACTATAAGCAGCCATTGCATTACTTAAATCCTCGTTAAGAGTATTTGAGTCTGCCGCCACATCATCTATCTCACCAGAAGAGTCTTTCTTACCAAAGTAACTCTCTTTTATAGTAGATACTTTTGTTCTAAAGTCTTCTTCGTTTTTATAGTCAACTTCTTCAGCAAGTTTGTTAAACTTTTCTTTTTGAGTTTCAGCAAGGTCTTTAGACGCCTCATCAATGATAGATTGTCTTACGTACTTACTGTTCTCTTTAGATAGTTCAACATTCTTTTCAATTGATTCGTTAAGTTTTTTATTTAACTCATCAATTTTTGAAGCTTGATCTTCTAACACATTATATTTTTCGTCTGGCACATCAATGTAATGATCTTCAAATAATTTTTTAAGACCACTAATGAAGTCCTCAGCGATTTCGCCTTTGATTCCTCTTTCTAAAGCAAGTTCGTTTTCTTTCATCCACTCCTCTACCACGTATGATAGATAAGAGTCAACTTTTTCTACTAACTCATCTTTAGCTTTTGAGGTTTCTTCTTCGAATTTTTTGTTGTAGTCTGCTTCTATTTCTTCAGCGATTTCTTTTACTTTAGATTTAATCGCAGCTTCAAATACAGTAGCAGCCTTTTGTTTAAATTCTTCAGATAATGAATCATCTCCAGCGACAAGAGCATCAACGTGTTCTTTTACGTCAATCTCTTTTTCTTTTTCTTCCTTTTTCTCGTCTTTCTTTTCTTCCGAATCGTGTGATGACTCTTTTTTCATTTTGTCATAACCTTCTTCTTTAGAATCTTCCTTGTCATCTTTAGACTCTTTTTTATCGTCTTTTTTGTCAAGGTATTTTTTGAGACCAGCAGGTAGTTCGCCTTCTTTGATTTCTTTATCTTCCGAATCTTTATCAGTTTCTTTGCTCTCCAACTTAGTATTATGTCCTGAAAGTTTAGGCATTGCGTCTGCACTTCCTTGACTTTTCTGTTGTGGGTCGCCAGAAACTTGTTTTACTTTCTTGGTAGCGTCAGGATTACTGTCTGTAGGTTTAACTACAGCTGCGCCTAAATCTTCAGCATCATTTTTCAGATGTGTAGGTTCAGCCGCCACAGCATTCTTTTTAGGAGCATCAGGAGCTGTTGCTTCTGTTACTTCTTTTACTGTCGCCTCAAGTGTTTTTTCTGTTTCGGCCATCGAAATCTCCTCTTTAATTTTAAAACTAGTTTTAAATTGTTTTTGTAAGTATATTTATAAAACTAGAGATTTTTAAGAAAGTTTTTAAATACTCTAACTTTAGCTTCTGCTAAAGCATTTCTTTTCGCACTTTCTATTTCTCGTTTCCAAGCATCTATGTTCTTTTCTACGAGAACGCCATTGTCCCACACCCACTCTTTGTTTTCCATAATACCTTCTACGAAAGCGTCTGGAGCAGATGGATCTGCAACAATATCAGCGGCAGTTGCTAAGTAAAAGTCGTCTTTTACATAGTTAGCGCCACCTCTTTGTTCTAATGAACCCATACCACGAGAAGATACTCCTAATTGAGCACCTTCATCTATAAGACCTTTTACAATCTTACCGTATGGAGTATTCATTATTTTTGCTTCACCAATAAAATTTGAACCATCTGGATAGAGTTTTGTAATCATATGTGATACTCTTTCCAAATTAACAGTTGGTCCGTCAGGATGTCCTAACTCACCAAATGCACGTTTCTTATTGATAAATTCTGCGTTATATCTTTTTACTTCTTTGTCAAGTATGTCTTTAGGATAGACACGTCCATTTCTATTTTTAATTTCTGTTTGTAAAAAGACACCTCTAATTTTATAGTTTTTATTACCGTTATTTTCTTCAACGATATATTGTGCGTCCGAAATTTCTTCTGATATTAGTTTCATCTTATCTCTCTCTTACTATTTATACATCTTTTTATCTAAACTCTATCAAAATTGTATAATTATCACCTATTGTAAAGTTTTTTGTAGATAATAATACATCACCAGTAGGTGTTGTAGCATTATTTGTTATTTCATTACCTGCAGTTCTTAAATCCCAATATCCTTGTCCTGATAATACAATTGCAGTTGCATTTATAGTACCTGCCCACAAAATTTCTACTGATGATTTAGTATCAACTGTATTAATTGACCACCAAATTTTTGCAATCTTTCTGTTTCCATCTTCACTCATAAAAGTTGTTTCTGAAGCATCAACTTTATTAACCAAAGACTCTCCAGAACCATCTGAAATATTTGTCAATTTAATTACATACTTTACACCAGATGTATCTGATAATACTTGTTTTGTTACTGTGTCTGCCATTTCTTATAATCCCCATTTTGTTGATAAATAATTTTCAACACCTGTTATTTCTGCACTTGATAGTGCTTTGTTAAACATTAAAAATTCTGCTACGTCACCATTTAAAAATTCAGAACCATCATCACAACCTATATAGATTGTTCCATTACTTGCACTAGTTGTAGCACCTACTGTACCTGTAAAAGTTAAAGACGTATCTGACTTGTCTATTCTATAAACTAATCTAGTTGCATTGTCTGATTGAGTACCATCAAATTTTAAAGTGTGAATATGAAAACTTGTATCAGCAGATGTACCTGTATCAGCACTTGCACCTGCCATTGAAACTTTATAATTTGTATCAATAAAAATACCCATATCTTCTTGGTCAGTTGTTGTAAGTGTACGAGTTCCAGATGTATTAGTAAATTTTGAAACTGCTATTACTGTCATACCTGATAAACTTTGAGCCCACGCAATAGGATTAATACTCAAACAATCATTTGTTCCATCAAATCTTACTACAGATAAACTGTTTAAAATACTTGTTTTAAATACAGGTCTTGTTGTTGCACCGCCTGTAGGATTAGCATTGTGAGCAAAGTTTGATTTATCTGTCCATTGTGTAAATGTATCTCCATCTGTTGGATTAATTGGTACAAATTTTGTACTATCTGATCCATCAAACCAACTTTGTAGAGTTGTATCTGCGTCTGTAACTGTGTTAATAATAGTTGCAACAGTATCACCTAAACTTGCTTGATTGTCATAGTACCCTTTGTATAATTCTCCACGTTCAACATTATCTGCTGTTGTTCTACATCTAATATAACATTCTAATGTTTCACTCGTTCCAGGTCTTATCCAACTTCTAATACCATTTGAAACACTAACATTTGATCCATCAGCTGAATCTATATAAGTGTCTGTTACTACAGCAGTATTTTCATATTCCCAAATTCCATTTGTTCCAGGAACAGTTACCCATGCCATTTACTTTTCTCCTAATTGTTCTATAATTTCGTTATCAAAGTATTCTTCAATATCGTCCTTATCAACATTATGAAACTCACAAACTTTTTTAACAGCATTTTCAAAATTAAAAATTAAGTTGCCCTCATTTTTAATTAATTTCATTACGTCATTAACCGCCTCTTTCATAACAGGCGATAAATCTTTAAATGAATTACTATTGAACGTCTGGTTGTTCTCCACTAACTGGCTCAACTTCATTGTTTACCTCTGGTGTTGGTTCTTGTATTTGTGTATTTGCACCTGTAGGTTCAACTTCTCCATCACGTGTAAAGGTACCTGTACCTGCAATTTCTGGTTTTGGATCACTATGAGGTTCTGCTTTAAATAAACTACTAGCAACTTCTTGTCTTCTAGTGTCTAATGCGTCACCTACTTTTGATCTTAATGCGTCTTTAAAAGCATCTCCAGCACCAACCATATCATTTTGTGCTAACTTATCAATAAACGATTTTACTTCTTCACTCATTTTTTACTCCTTATAATATTCCATCATCATCATTTGTAACTTGTGTTGTTGGTGATGATATGATACCGTCATTAATTTCTTTTTTAATTTCAGCATCCATTTGTTTAATTTCTGATTCAGATTGTTTTAAAATATGTTTTCTAACATAATTAACAGAATAAAATTTACCAATGTAATCTCTTACTTCTCTTGCTAAATTTAATCTTTCTCTTAACATTTCTGAATTTTTTAATTCTGCAAAGTGTCCATCTTGTAAGAAGTCATAAAATATACTATCTCTTACAGTTGGCCATTCTGTTTCTGCAATTATACCTTTAATAATTAATTGTGTTCTTAATAAATCATTAAATAATTCAGTAAATTTTTTTCTTAATCTGCCTACAAATTTAGTGAATTTTAATTCATCTCTTGTTATTTCTGTAGAACGACCAAGATTAAATCCTTGACTTGCTTCTAATCTACTAGATGGAACATTTAATGAACGATACAACTTACTTCTAAAGTATTCAATGTCTGCAATCTCACCTAAGTTTTGACCACCAGGAAGTGTAGTAATATCTGTTCCTCTACCACCCTCTCTACTTGGTAACCAAAAGTCTTCTAACATTGACATATAGTTTCTGTCATCTCTTACTTCACCTGTAGCAGCGTCATAGACAAGTTTGTTTCTATATCTTGCCATAACATCTCTAAGATATTGTTCAGCCTTAACTTTAGGTAAATTACCTACGTCAATTTTAAATATTCTTCTTTCAGGTGCTCTTGCAATACGATAGATAACTGCTGAGTCTTCAATCATTCTTAATTGATTGACAGGTTTAATTGCCTTATGTAAATAAGATAATACTAAACCGTTTTTGTTTTGATCAATTAATCCTGATGGACAATATGCAATTGTGTCAACAGCAATCTTAATACCTTGAACAGCAGCTGCACCTTGTATACCTCTTTCGTTGTAAACAAAATATTCAACTGTTTCATCTGCAATATTAATGTTAGTAGGAGAAACCATACCTTCTGGTCTTCTCTTTCTAACTTCTCTAATCTTTTTTACTTTACGAGGATCTAGGTATTTTAATTCTGTAATACCATTTTTAGGATTTTCAGAGTCAATTACTTTTTGATAGAAAATTCTTCCATCAACATACCATCTTCTAAAAATATCGTGTCCTCTAGTATTAAACTGTAATAGTCTTAATACTTCTTTAAATTCTTCTTCTATTCTTACTTTAACAGCACTTCCAAATGGCAATGATTCTGTAACTACTTTTACAGATTGTCTGTTTTCATTAGACGTAATTGCTTCGTTGACAATATCTTCTATTGCCATATCGCACTCTGGATGTAATGCTATTTCTCTATATCTTCTAATTAGATCCTGTTCAGTCTTGGCACTACCATCCATATCGAGGTAACTACCAAAGAAACCTCCAGCGGCGACGACTTGTGTGCCGTCCTCCGCTTGAGGCATACTGAACTGTTGTTTGGGATCCGTTTGAGGTTTAACCCTCGTTATACTAAACCCAAATAGCTCTGCCATAATTTAATTCTCCTTAATATATACTACTACTTATAATAGTTTTAAGTAGTCGTATTTGTTTCAAAGTATTGATACTCAAATGTAACATCAAAGTCCTCAATAGCATTATTTGTTTCATAATTTAAAGGAATAGCAGCAATACCTATAGGATATGCGCCTCTCAATGTATAGGATTTAAGTGTATTACCGTTTCTGTCCAACTGGTCAACAAATACGTCAACTTGATAATCTACAGGATTTGAAAGTCCTTCGTTATCTGTCATATTGTTGATACCATTTTGCCATCTTTCAAAAGCGTTTCTTAACTTAAAGTTAGTATCGTTAAGAACAGTGATTGACCAACTTGCGAAGGTTCTGTCACCTGCGATTTTGATTTGTCTTCCTCTAAATGGTACATTGATATTACCAATGTCCATAGCAGGAATAGATGTTGCTGTACATAGAAACGCTAGGTCTTCTATTTCGCCACCAACTTGTGCGTAACCAGGAAAAGGCATTGTTACCTTAAACTGATTGGCTCTTGCGCCACCGCCTGCAAGTTTAGCTTTGAAGTCATTTATATTTGCCATTTTTTATTCTCCTTCTCTACTATTAACCGCCTGCGACTTCTTCAAAAGAAACGCCAGTTCTGGTTGCGATAAATTGAAGTGTAATGAAGTTAATGCTTCTAGCAGGTTTGATAAAGATTTCTGCTATAAACTCATTACGGTCAATTACTTCGCCTGTGTTGTTAGTTTCATCACATACTACTAGGAAGTCTGTGATACCTCTTCGACCTTGTACTTCTCTTAGGAAAGGTTCTACAATGTTTCTAAAGTTTGCTCGTGTAAATTCATCATTGAACTCAAACAATTGGAATTTAGAAGCAGTTGCAATCGCCTTTTCTAATACAATAAACAGTCTTCTTACGTTGATTCTATCAAAAGCACTTGGAGAAGATAATCCAGTTTTGTCTCCGAATAATACAGTTCCTTGACCTGGGAAGGTAGCAACTGGATTAACTCTTTTTGGATATAACTCATCTCTTTGTGATTTTGTAGGATTGAAAGCAAGTTTAGCAGCACCTCTAATTACTCCTCGATTGTATCCAGCAGGTGAATACCAAGAGTCCGCAACTATGTCTGTTCTTGCAGCTAATCCAGCAATATCTCCGTTCAAAGGTACAAATCTATATACGTCATTGTATCTGTCGTAACAGTATTTGTAACCACTATCAAATACAACATATGAAGAAGAACGTACTGAATCAAAGAAATCAATTACGTTATCTTTTTGTGTATTTGAGTTTGAGATATTAACAACATCACTTCTTTGTGGAGAAGCAAATACAATTGCGTCTTTTCTATTTTCTGCAATTGTGATTAGATTGTCAACGTGTGTTGTTGAACCACTAGGACCAGCGATAATTAATCCTACATCAACTGTATCAGCGTCTGCAAATTTTTCATAAGCAGTTTTTAACTCACCGTCAGTTACAGTAGAACCATTAGCACCACCATCTAAAGATACAGATAATGGTGTAGCAGCAGCGGCAAATGATTGATTTGCAGCTACAGATCCCCAACCTGTATTATCAGTTGATTGATGATCCATCCAAAAAATGTAATTTGATTTATTTTGAATTACAGTTGGATAGTAGTTCACATCTCCTTGTGGAGATTTTGCGTCTGAAGCTTTAGATACTTTTGAATATGTTTCTAAAACTGTACCAGGAACTCCTGAAACTCCACCGTCTTCGTCAATTACGATTACGTGTATTTCATCATTAGAACCTGATCTAGCTGAAACATAAGTTGAAGTGCCAGGAGCACCGTCAACTAAATCATAATATCTCCATCTTCTTTTTATTCTTGCATCATCTACAACAGCAGTAATTAATCCTCCAGCACCTCTAGGATGTTGAACGATATCAATTGAAGTAGCAGCAACTGAAGTTACTCTATATTTTTCACCGACAGTGAAATCAGTAGCACCTGCAGTTGATGAAAACTCAACAATGTCACCTACGTTTAAATAAGTTGTAGCATCTGAGTCAACAGCAACAGATGTTGCACCAACAGCGGCGCCTCCATCAACTTGTTGTGATGTTGATAGTGTTTGTTCGTATGCACTTGCACTTGGACAAGTTGCAACTAATATACTATTACCCCAAGCGCCAGGTGATCTAGCAGCAAAAGTTCCGACACTAGCAGAACCGTTGGCGTAATTGTCTTCATAATCTTGTGTATTCTTAACAAGTAAACCACTTCCATCAGAAGTTGCGTTTAGTTGACTTGTTTGGGTAGCTCGTACTACTCGTAATGCATTAGAATATTGTAAGAAGTTAGCAGCACTGAAAAAGTATTCAAAGTTACTTGAATCAGGTTTACCAAACGTATTTACAAGTTCTTGTTCACTAGAAATAGATATTATCTCATCTACAGGACCTTGGTTGAATGAACCAGCAAAGGCACCAATAGAAGTTGATACAGCAGGAATGATTCTTGTTAAATCTTTTTCCTGTACGAGAACACCAGGTGATACTTGAAATGCCATAGTTTTCTCCTCTAATTAGCTAATTATTTTATACATATAAATTCATTTATCGTAAGTTTTCTTACGCCCATAGTCAAATTTCATTATTACTTCTATTTATAATTACTATAAATTGTACTAATGGTCTTTACGTACAACAGGAACCCACCTTGTTCCGTATTCATCAACTATATCTTCATTCATTGGATCTGTATTGATACCATCATCTATAAACCCAAAAGGTGCCATATCTTCTTCTATTAATTTCTGTTGTTCCACGTACATTTGCTGACGTGCATTTTGATTAGTCAATTCTTTAAAATAACCTTGATTTGATACCCAACCAAAGATAACTAAACACATCATTAAATCATCATTTGCACCGTCTTCAGCCTGCCAAGATTGACCTCTTTTAGCAAAAGTTGACATCTCCTGTATAATCTTAAAAGAACTAGTTAAAAGTTTATCTCCCTCTATTAACGTCTTTAAATTAGCACAACCTACTCTTTTGATCTGTTTAGTCATACGAACACCTAAAGACGAACCACGACCACTATACATTGCACCAAGTATCTGTCCTGCTCGACCCTTTTGTGTACACATCATAAGATTAGGATACTCTATTTCAAAGTTCAGTGCTTCTGATATTTGTTGACCTATGTCATTGACTTCTACTAATATATGTGCTTGATTATATCTTAATGCAATCTCACTAATTATATTAGGAAAAATAAATGGTTTAACTTCGTTGTTTTTATATAATGCAACAACCTTAAATGGCATTTGTGTAACGTCAAAGACAACAAAAGCAGAATAGTCTTTATCAACTCCTCTTGCAACGTCAACCGTAATTACATAAGTATGATCTTTAATAGGTTCTTCAAATTGATCTACACTACCTGCTGATTTTATAGGTTCAAAATACGGTATTGTTTTTATTTTTGCTGGTGATATAAGCGTATTAACTGATCCTAAAAATTCACATTCAAACTCTTGTTGGAATTGTTCAGGTGAGGTATTTCTAATTGTCTGTTCTTTCCATTCTTCATCTCTTCCTGGCACCTCTGACCAATGTACTTCAATAGGAACGTAATCGTTTCTTTTTGTTTCTGCGTCTGTCCACAATTTATAAAATTGATTCATACCATAAGGTGTAGATACAATAATCATCTTTGTATTTTTACCAGCAGAGATAGTAGGATAAACTGAACTAAAAAATGATTCGGCAATGTTTGTAGGTACGAAAGCAAACTCGTCTAAGAATATAATGTTATATGAGCCTCCTCGAATAGCAGATGAAGAAGTAGCAGCAGCAATAATTTGAGATTTGTTTTCTAACTCTATTGAACCTTTGTTCCAGTTTATAACACCTTGTTGTAACCATTTAGGTAAATTTTCATATGCAAGTTGAAGACGGCCTAATATATCTCTAGCAGTAGATGATTTGTTTGCTAATATGGCAATATTTGAATTTGGATTAAATAATGCAAAGTGCATTAAATAAGAAATTGTTGTTGTTGATTTTCCAGACTGTCTTGGTAATTTGCAAATTGTAAATCTATTATCGTGTATGGTTCTTACAATTTGTTTTTGAAAGTCATACATTTTAAAAGGTACAAGACCTTCATCTAATGATACAATTCTAATATATTTTTCCATAAAGTAAATAGGATCATCTGCACACTTTTTAAATTCTGCAATTTGTTCAGCAGTATATTCTTGTGGTGTATTTACTTTTTTAAGATTAGGATTTCCTAAATATGCATCATTACTCATTACAATAATTTCCTTAACTAATTGTGTACAGATTACTTATCTGTTTCTTCAGGTGTAATAGTTTTTGTTTTATCATCATTTTGTTTCAACATTTTTTGTAATTCTGCTGTAGAACCAACAAAAAGAGCATTTTTTATATTCGCACTTGTTTTATTAGGAACTTCTTTTAAGTCTTTTAATTTTTTTTGCAAGTCTTGTAATTTATCTACAGTTGTAGCAACTTGACCTATTAACTGTCCTGCAACTTCATATGCACGAGGATGTTGTCCTTCTTTTGCAATATCTAATATACCTTGTATTGCCTCTTGTCCTCTTTCAATTAGATTGTAGTAATTTTCTCTACTGTACTTGTAGTCGTTATCTACATCACCTTTATCTTTTTCTTCTACACGAGGAACTAGAGGTTTAAATTCTTTTTGTTCTATAGGTGGTTTAGATTCTATACCTAATATTTCATTGACTCTATCTTCTAATTTACTCATTATGTATCATTTCCTGTTTCTGGATCATATCGTTTTCCATCATTGTAAAAATTTATTGTAGTTGTAAATCCAAAATCATCATTTGCGTCAGCACTAGTTGGATTAGGTGTTATAACTATTCTTTCTTCTCTTGTTAGTGGAGAATCTGTATCTGTACCAATATCTGCTTGTACTGTTTTGATGACTTTTTGCGTTAACGCTGGTCCATATAGATAAGTTTTTGCAGTAAAACTTAGAGAATAAATTACAGCACGTCTTTGTGTAAAAGCACCATCATATGAATCTTCATATTGTATATTATTTAAAATTATAGGTACATCTCTTTTAATATTTAATTCAGGTACCTGATTGATTGTTACAGTGTAATCAGGTTGAAAGAAAGGTAGGATTTGTTCTATAATTTGTAATCCACTTTCTGCTGTTGCTGTAAAAACATTTAAATTGTATGATATATCATATGGAACAGGAGTATAATTGTAATCTAATATTTTGCCTTCAATATTTGATTTGACTGTTTTATACTTTTGTATTCTAGTTAGTTTACGAGATCCATCGTATTTTATTCCAGATATTTCAAAAGACATACGTGGTAGAGTAATTGCAAATTCTCTATTTTCTAAATTTGCTTGTTGATCTAATCTAACTAAAAATTTTTCTTTAGGTGCATAAGCCAAAGGAACTTTAATTGATTGAACAATATTATTAGATGAGTCTTTTCTTTTTATTTCAATATTATTAAAAATTTGACCAAACGCAACTGTCGTTTTTCTCATACCTTCATTATAAAAATATTTTCCAAACATTATAAATCTACCTCTCCAAATGGATTACGTTCTTCAAAATCTAATATATCATCTAACGTTGATGCTGTATCAAATCCTGCTTCGGTATCTAAATCAGTATTGTTTGCATATGTCGATTGAGTTTGCAAATCAAAATCTTCATTAATAAAGTATTGAACTTGACCATCTGCACTATCATTTTCTAATAATAATGATCCTGTAGCATCTGTGTTTTCTGATATAGTAACTGTAGGTGACAATCCTAAATAACTTGAGCCGTCTACCGTAATACCAATTCTTTCAATAACTCCGTTTGTTAAAATCGCCTGAGCAGCTGCAGTAACAGCACCACCAGGACTGGATATAGATACACTTGTTACAGACAAAATATCATTAATTGTTGGCACAGAAATTGCAGTTACTTGTCCATCTGTTAACGTTATAACCGCTGTTTCATCTGTTTTAGTTGAAGTATCTGTTGACACATAAGTTAATGTTAAAATAGGAACTGAACTATATCCACGACCTATATTATCAATATTAAATGAGGTTAATGTATTTCCAGTTACATTTGCTGATGCTACAGCATTTATTGTAGCAGAAGGACTAGATATAGTAATGGTTGGGGCTGTAATATATCCCTCTCCACCTGATATAACCGGTATTGAGGTAACTTGATCTCCTGTTACAACTGGATTTCCTAAAACAGCACTAAATGTTCCACTTTCTAAAGCAGATTGATATACTAATCTATCAAGTGAATAAGCAGTTTCATTATCATCAATTTGAGAATTGCCTGTATTTAATTGTTCTGAACTATATTCCCAACGTGTTACTCTTAATTTGTAAACTGGTAATTGTCCTAATGCAAAGAAAGGTTCCTGATCTTCAACAAATTGAATTTCAAAAAAACTATTCATAAGAGGGTAGTAAATAATATCACCCTCGTTTGGTCGTCCTTCAGCAATCAAACTATCTTTTTGACCTACGTGATAATCCCAACTACGTTTAGACACCATAAATGTAGTGTCTTCTCTAATCTCTAATCCA